CTGGCGTAAATGTTTTTTATAATGGCACTTGGTATGACATTACGCCTTCTGGTTTTGTTGGTGACGATGTTATTACTTCAACTGGTTATGGTGCTTTTCATTATGGGGTAGAAGATTGGGGAGATGCAAGAAGTCAATCAGGCATACAATTTGATACCAAAAGTTTTTCTTTTGATAACTGGGGTGAACATTTAATATTTTGTTTTGCAGGCGATGGCAAGATATATCAATGGCGACCTGATGCTGGTAGTGGTAGTCCAGATACCATAGCTACCGCAGTAACTAACGCACCGATTGGTTGTCAAGCAGTTATCGTTACTAATGAAAGACATTTAGTAGCAATCGGTTCTGGTGGTGATCCTCGTAAGATAGCCTGGTCTGATAGAGAAGATAATACAAATTGGACATCTTCTGCTAGGAATACTGCTGGTGATTTACAAATACCTACTGGTGGCCAAGCTAATTATGCAGTCAAGTATGGTAACGATATTATTATTTTTACCGATGTTGGTATAAACAAGATGTACTACGTTGGTAGTCCTTTTGTTTATGGCATACAAGATGCTGGGGTAAATTGTAAAGCAATCAGTCCAAGATCAATTATATCTTCTGGTAACTTTTTATCCTGGATAAGTGAAAACTCTTTTTTTACTTACGATGGCAGAGTTAGAGAACTTAAATCAGATGTCCATGATTTTATCTTTGATAACTTACAACAAAGAACGCAACAAGCTACCTTTGGCGCACATAACATTGATTACAATGAAATTTGGTGGTTTTTCCCTGTTGGTGATACAGACCAAATATCGCCAAACAAATATATTATTTGGAATTACTTAGATAATGTGTGGTCTATTGGTGAACTCGATAGAGGTTGCTGGATAGATCAAGGTGTCTTTGATAATCCAATCGCTTGCGATTCTGGTGGTTTTGTTTATGAACACGACAAAAGAGCTTTATTTAATTCACCAGGATTGGGTACAAGAAAACCTTTTTGTCAAACAGGCCCATTGGAAATAGGCAATGGCGATAAAGTAGCACAAGTAAATCAAATTTTACCAGATGAAGAAACAACTTCTTTACCAGCAATAACTTTAAGTTTTACTGGTCGTTTTACACCATTAGGTGCAGATACAGATTTTGGTAGTTTTTCTTTCAACGCTGATGGTTATACCGATGCTAGATTTTCTGCTAGACAAGTGCAGATGAAAATAGAAGGCGATGTTACGCAAGACTTTCAAGTTGGCAAGATTAGATTGGATGTGCAACCTAGAGGTCGTAGATAATGGACTTTGATGCTAAACCGCAATATATTCAAAGAGCAACAAACGTAAAACACTCTTTTGCAGCAACTACACAACAAACTATTTATACTGCACCAAGCGGTGATGATTTTACCTTTGCTGTAATAGAAGGCATATTTGCTTGCGATCATGGCAACCAACAAACCAATTTAGACATATCAGTAACTGATACCAGCTCTAACGAGTTTTTTATATTTAAACAACATAATATAGCTGCACATGGCACAGAAGAATTAGTAGTCAATGCAGGTCTTATTTTAACGCAAGGCGAGATTGTCAAAGCGCAAGTTAATCATGCAAATATAGATTTAGTTATTAGTATTATTGAATATGCAAAGGGTGATTAAAAAAGAAGAATGGGAAGTGCATTGGGATTATTGCAAGCAATTTATTGAGCCTGCATTAAAACATCAAGATGCCTATACAATAGACGATGTAGAAGATAAAATAAGACATGGATTTTTCCATTTGTGGCCAGGTAAGGAATCAGCTTTTATAACTGAAATTGTTACTTATCCACAGCACAAAGTAATGAATTTATTGTTTTGTGGCGGTAAGTTTGAAGAAATAGAAGAAATATTAACTTCTATTGAAACTTTTGCTAAAGCCATTGGTATCAAAAGATTATATGGTGGTGGTCGTAAAGGTTGGAAAAGAAAAGCTAAACATCTTGGTTACAAACAAGAATATATGATTAGAAAAGAATTATGAGAAACAACAATGGCTAAAGGCGCAACAACAACAACAGCAGAAGTACCTGATTATCTAAAAGATCTTTATACGGAAGCATCTACTAGAGGATTAGAAGCTTCTAGCATGGGATTTCAACCATACACAGGTGAAATGGTTGCTGGTTTTACACCAGACCAAGCACAAGTTATGGGAGCAACTAGAGGATTATTCGGTCAAGCTATGGCTCTTGATCCTAGAAGTGCTTTAGCTGGCTTGGCAAGACAAGGCACGCCCACTGTGCAAGCAGCATCTTTACTAGATACCGACATAGCTCGCTATCAAGATCCTTACACAGAACAAGTCTTAGAGCCTGCATTAGCAGATATTCAAAGACGACAAGACATGGAACAACAAAGAGCGCAATCCAGAGCAATAAAAGCTGGTGCATTTGGTGGTAGTCGTTCTGCTCTAATAGAGTCAGAAGCTACTAGACCATTTGCTGAAGAAGCAGCGCAAACAATCGCTGGCTTACGTTCAGCAGGTTTTGGTCAAGCACTAAATATGGCTGAAAGAGATGCAGCTCGTAGGCAACAAGCAACAATGAATCAAGCAAACTTAGAATTAAGAGCTAGACAACAACAAGCTGGTTTATTAGGCGGTGAGTTAGGCGAACAATATCGTACGCTTGGTTTATTATCTGGTATTGGTGGACAACAACAAGTATTAGACCAAGCTAGATTACAAGCACAACGAGCTGAGTTTGAAAGAGAACTTGGCTTCCCTGCTTATCAATTAGGACTTTTACAAGCAGCTTCAGGGCAAATATCTCCTGCGGTTATTGGACAAAGAACGCAAAAAGAAACTGGCTTGGGTGATATTTTAGCTACTGGTGCAGGTTTAGCTGCTGCTGCTTTTACAGGTGGTTTAGCAGGCGGTGGTGGTGGTGGTGCATCTGGTGGTAGTGTTGGCACTTCTTTTGCCACTCCTTCTGGAACTGGCGGTGCTTTTTCAACTTCTCCAACATCTTTTAGTATGTTTTCGGGTATTTAATCATGGCTAGTATATTTGATCCTAATAATCCAACTGCTTTTAACTTGCTTGGCAATCAACAACAGCCTTTTACTATTAATAAAGAAAACTATCAACAACCAAACGCAAACGCAAACATAACCGCAAGCGCAAATGGCATGAACAGAAATCAAAAAATTGGATATATGTTATCTGCTTTAAGCGATGCTTTTGCTGGTAGAGATGTTGCTGGTCGTGCTATGCAAAGGGCGCAAGCTATGAGACAACAAGCAGAAGTTGATAGACAAAGACAAAAAGCTCTTGAACAAAGTAAACAACTTGGAACAGTTATAACAAACTTAAATATACCTAAATCACAAAAAGATTTTATACTTTCTTTAAATCAAGCATCGCAAGCAGATGTAGTAAGTAAATTAATGTTTCCAGTTGATCCTAAAGAAACTTCAGCTATACAAGAATATAAATTTGCTCAAGATCAAGGATATGAAGGCACTTTTACTGATTTTAAAACCTTAAATAAACAAGTTACTAATATAAATGTAGGCCCTCAAGGACAAGATTTTGGAGATCCGCCTAAAGATACAGCTTGGCAAAGAGATGAACAAGGGAAAGTTGTTATGGATGAAAGAGGAATACCAATGGCGTTGCCAATACAAGGAACACAAGCATTTGCAAAACAACAAAAAGTATTAACTCAAGAAACAAAATCAGGAGAAGAAGTAGTTGTTACTGGTGGAGTGGTTTTAGGAAATATAAACCAAATAAAAAATGCAATAGAAAAATCTACATTACCTACAACTGGATTAGGCGGACAAATACTTAGAAATATTGGTGGAACTGCTGCTTTAGATATAAATAGGTTAATTGATCCAATACAAGCAAGTATTGGTTTTGATAGATTGCAAAGAATGAGAGAAGCAAGTCCAACTGGTGGAGCTTTAGGACAAGTAAGTGAAAGAGAATTAGATTTGTTAATGGCTACTTTATCAAGTTTAGATCAAGCACAAAGTGAAGAACAGTTTTTACAATCTTTAGATAAAGTAGAAACAAGGTATAAAAACATTATTAAAAAATTTAATGTTTATCCAGAACAAGCTATGCTTGAAGTTGGATATATACCAATAGACTTAAACGAAGATATTAAAGTAATTGATGGGTATCAAATTACACCTAAAAAATAATGCCTACTTTTGATATTACAGCACCAAATGGAGAAGTCTTTGAAGTTACAGGAGAAACAGCAGAAGGAGCTTTAAAAGCATTACAAAAATCTTTAGGAACACAAACAACTGAACAATCACAACCAGTTTCACAAGTTGAAGATGTTGGAAAGTCTTTGGGAAGTGGTTTGGTTAGAGGTGGTATTGGCTTATTAGAGCTACCTGAATTAGTAGGTAGAGGAGTTGCAAGACTTGGACAAGAAGGTTTGCAAGCAGCAGGTTTGACTGAAAGTAAAGACATACCTGTTCTTGATACTGCAACAGGAAGATTTTTAAGAGAAGCAACAACTTTAGACGATTATGTACCACAAACTACAGCAGGAGAATACGCTGGCACTATAGGCGAATTTTTAGCACCTGGCTTTGTTGGGAAAGCAAATTTAGCAAAAAAATTAGGAACTATGGCTGTTGCTGGTACAGGTAGTGAAGCATTAGGTCAAGCATTTGAAGATACCTCTTTAGAAGTTCCTGGCAGACTTGTTGGTGGTTTGTTTGCGCCTTCCACAGTCAAGGGCATTACAAATAAAACAGTCAATGCCTTTACAAAAAAGGCAAGCACAAAAACATCTTTAGAAACATTAAGAGATGCAAAAAATGCTTCTTATAAAGCATTTGATTCTGCTGGTGGTAAGTTATCTGCAAATATGGATGATTTAGCACGAAATATGAGTGATGAAATTTCTGAAAGCGATTTATTTTTAGGCTATGCCAAAGGCAGTAAAGATGGGCAATATATTGATGGTGTTCTTAAAGCTGTTGATAAATTTAAAGGTCAAGAATTTAATTTAGCACAATTAGATAAATTAAGATCTAGCTTATACATTACTTATAAAAATAGTAATTTTGATCCTAGAGTAAAAGTTTTACGAGATAAAATTGATGATTTTATTGAAAATACTGCTGCAAGCGGTAATGAAAAAGCTCTTAAAATTTTAGAACAAGCTAGAGCTAATAATAGAAGTTATAAAAAAGTTGAGTTATTTGACGAACTTATAAAAAGAGCAGAATTACAAACCGCAGCTACAGGAAGCGGTGGCAATATAGTAAATAAATACAGACAAGCTCTAAATAAAATTGTAAATAATTCAAACAACAGAGCTATGTATGACAAAAAAGAATTAGAAATAATGGAAAGATTAATAAAAGGTAATGTTCCAAATAATTTTTTAAGATTAATTGGTAAATTATCTCCTAGTGGTAATGGTTTAATGACATTCTTAAATTTTGGAGCGGCCCTTACTGATCCTGCATTTTTATTTATTACAGGAACAGGATTAACTTCTAAGGCATTAGCTGAAAGAAGTTCTAAAAAAGCAATTCAAAATTTAAGAGAAATATTAGCAACAGGTACAAAGAAAGGAAAAAGATTTTCAGATACAGAAATTAGATCTTTAGCAGGATTCTTAGCTGGTCAAGAAAGAGAAGAACAATCAATGACAGAATAAAATGTCCAGAGCCACAGAAAGAACAGGTCGTGCAGGCGAGTACGCTGTGGCTAGTTTTCTGAGCTTAGAGAGCGATACAGTTCACGTTCTACCACATGGCAGTCATGCCGACATAATTTTTGAAATAGATGACACTATGTACAAGTGTCAGGTAAAAACTGCTGCTTTGAAAAAGATGTGCCACAAGACACACAAAAGAGTTAATTGGTGCTTTGATATGCGTAGAGGTGCTAATACAAAAATCAGAGATTACAAACAAGGTATGGTCGATCTTTATGCCTTTTACTGTCTGGAATACAACACCATAATATTTAAAATATTTGAGAACAGCAAAAGAACCAAAGTTACTT